CATAGCTATAGCTCTATCAGCTCTTTGATTTATTAAATCTAAATTATACTCAGCTAAAACATTTTCATCGAGTGTTGGCGTGAATTGATATTCTCCATTTCCAGATTCTAAATTCTCGGACGCTTCCGGTGTTTCCGTGGGTGGTGCAGTTGCATCCGTCTGTTCTACAACACCCTCTATCTTTACTTCTTCTTCAGGTTGGTTTTTCTTTTTCCACTCTTGAGTTTTAGCAATAACTTCTTCTCCAGATAAACCTTGTTCAAATAAAGAATTAACGTATTCTACTAGTTGCATTTAATTAAATTTATAGGTTATTAGCTTCGATAAACGCTTGTGCTTTAGCCATTTTAGCTTCTTGCAAATCAAATACTACAGCATCTTCAGGTATTGTTGGCAATTGATTTTTAGTAAATTGCAACAAATAATTATTCATAAAGTAATCTTTATATTTTTTAGAAAACTCATCTCGCTTAGATTGATCTAATGGTAAATCCTCTGTATAAGACCAGTATTTACCTTCAGACAGGTAAACGTTCCAAGCAGCTATAGTTTCTTCTTCAGAAGCCATTGTAGCGGCTATTTCGGCGTCTACGAAAGGATTAGAAACTCTTTTTATTCTATCCATATCGTATTTTAATATGTTTCTACCTTTACCGTTACCTATTTCTATTATTTCATAATCGAAATTACCGTCTGCAGTTTTAAGTATAAACTCTTCTTTTATTTTTGCACCTGATTTTAATTGACCAGCCTCATTAACATCTTCTGGTGAAAATATATTAACCTCAGTTAATAGCTTAACCATATCTTTAGTTATATCAGGCGTCGATGCTACTATTGTAGTACCTGATTCATTCAAAGAGTTTAACGCAGAATTGTTTATAACTAACGGCTTTTCAAATGCTGGCCCAATGAAAACAATATCTTGAGTACCATCTTCTAACAAATGTAAAGCAATATCATAACCGTCAGTTTTAGAAAAACCTGGTCGTTCTTTTAATATAGAGTTAACTACAGTGTACTCGTAATTATTATTAGGATCAAAGTTTGGCTCTTCTGTTATTTCAACATTAGAAATAAGCATAGCTAAAAAATCTAAAGCAGCTTGAGGCGCTTGCTCTAGTTGCTTTACTTTGTTCATTTCATACTCACAATAATCAGATACGCAATTATTAGTTTCTATAGCTATTTTAAGTTTAGCATATACCTTACCTGTGTCTCTAAAAGCTTTACCTAAAATATCAAAGTTAACATCAGATGATCTAGCTATATAGTCTTTATTAAAGCCCATAGCACTACTATCTGCCATTTGCTTTATAGTGAGATTTGTAATTACATTTTTATTACTCATATCCTTGTTATGGTTTGTTAAACGCTCCAGATAATCCAGCTTGAGCAACGGTTCCAAACATACCAGTTAATGCCGATGTTTGATCTGCTTTAGCTTGAGCTTGAGCCGCTTGTTGCTGACCTAGCATTGCAGCTGTTCTATCTAAAACCTGTTGTTCTCTTTGTTCTGTAGCTCCAAAAACAAATTGTTTTCCTGCCGCACCAGCTTGTTGCATACGTCTTTCTTCAGCTACTTTCTGTTGTTGTAGTTGCTGCTCGCCTTGTGCTTTTAGTTTTTCGTTTTGTGCTTCTTGCTGTTCTATACTAGCTGAAACATTCTTCTTACTTCTAAGCGCCGCTTGGGCTAATGCTGTTGCTCCACCAGCTGAAGCACCTGTAGCTCTAAGTGTGTCTAAAGTATTTGCTAGAGATATATCAGCTTCTTCAGCTTGCATTTCAGCGGCTTGTGTAGCGACACCTAGGTTAGCAAATGGATTAGACATTGTGCTAGTTAAATTCTCAAAGCCTTGGTAAGGGTTTATAATCTCCTGTCTATTAGCCTCTAAAGTGTCTAATTTTTTTTGAAGTCTTCTTTTTTCTCTAGCAGCTGCTCTAGCTGCTTTCTTAGCCGAGTTACTACCAATAAGTCCGCCTACTATACTAGCGCCTGCTCCTATTATTGCTCCTAAAGGCATAGTTTTTTATTTTTATTATTAATATCCATTGTTTATTATAAAATTACTTTCAACAGAGAACAATTGTTTCTCACCCCCTGGATCTGTTGTTGTATCTGTAGAAAATGTTGCTAAACCGTAAAAGCCTTTTATACCACTTATTGAATTACCCCAAATAACTTCACTGTCGTTTGCGGCACTATTGTTAACTATGTTAGCTACATATTTATTTTCTTTTCTTTCAAAGCCTGCATGATGAACTGGAAACTGAGGGTTACCTGTTCCAAAAACACTTTCATAGTTAGATCTATTTGTAATACTGCTAAAGTTTAAAATTTCATTTTCAACAAAATTACAACTTAAACTTGTGTTTAGTCTAAATATATTAGTAAAAAATATTTCAATACCAGCAGGTACTGTAATATTAGTGTTTAAAACTAAAGCACCTGTAGAGTTGTTAAAAGAAACAACAATAACACCAGTAGGTATATTTGCTCCAGTAACAATTGTTCCAGGCGGTATTATTCCACTAGTAGCAGTTATTGTTAGCGTGTTACTATTAGTGGCAGATAATATAACTTGAGCTTCTATGTTGTCTATAGAAGAAACTACAGTGTTTGCTGGGACTCCAACTCCAGACACGTTAGAATTAACCACTGGGCTTGTGTTGGTAGTTACAATAGTTGATGTTCCTACTATCGATTGGTTTGTTAAAGCAGATGAAGCCGCTTCAACATATTCACCTTCATAGTAGCTATATATACCACTTGTCTCGTCAAAATTTGATATCCAATTTATAGTAGGCTGTGTATCTGTTCCTGTCGGGTCAGATACAAAAGAATCTAGCATCCAACCGTTACTACCTTCATATGCAACAGTGTTGAATGTTTTTGAATTAGAAGGCGCAGCGTTAAAGGAAACAGTAACTTTACTTTGATTGTCTACGCCATAAAAATTACCTCTATTATTGTTAGAATAATGTTTGTATATATTATCAGATTCTGTTGTGTAAAAATTATTAGCTATACTAAACATTTGATTAGGTCTAAAAGTAAAAAAGCTAATCCAACCCTTAGCGCCTTCATCGAAAGCTGTTGTGTTATAATCAAATTTAAGGTTTGCTCCTTGCGTAGACACAACATATTGGTCGTTATGCATGTCGTAGCCACCTATTATTAGGCCGTCGCTTGATGCGGTATATATTCTATTTACTTCATCTCTAAAGTAATCTCTCATTCCGTATGAAGATATTTCTTCTATACCGTTATTAGATAACCTTAAAACACAGTTGTTGTTTGTATCTGAAAAATACTTAGCGTAACCATATACAGCAAAACTTTCAGGGTTTTTGCTTATACCGTATTCTCCAGAGTAAGGTTGTATTACACCTATAACTAAATTAGATGAAGTTACCGCGCCACCGCCTTCTGCATTATATATAGCGTCTTTATCTATTAAAGCTCTCGATACTTTTTCTTCTTGAAATATTATCAAGTTAGTGTCTTCAGCGTATAACCTTTGTATTGAGGCATTTGCAGGGTCTGCAGTTTTAGTTATATCTTCGCCGACAGAAAATACATTTGTTTGATTAATACCAGTTCTTGAATTAAATATACCAGAATATATTAAAGAACTATGTCTACGGGATGCGGAGTTTTTGTCTTCAACTATATAAGCTTTTACTCCAAAATCTACAGTAGTGTTATTGTATCCGCCTCTAATTCTAGATTCTTCTATAGCCCAATTTTTATCATCAGTAGAAGATACAACTGGATATCCACCTAAATCTTCAGGTATACCAAAAGAACCATTCCAAACAGGATTGCTTGATAGGTTTGTCTTTTTAAGAATAAAAGTGTTAAAGTATTTTACTTCTACTACTGCTCCCATATTTTAATTATCACTTATTTAAATTTTAAATTACAACTAGTAAACAAAAGAGAATTGGTAATTGCTTGTAGAAGGACTTAAAGGTGTTGACGTGCCAGTGCCTGCTGTTAAAGTCCATGAAGGTGCGTCTGGACCAGCATACACCAAGCAGCCTCCTGTAATTTCTTCTTGTCTAGCAAGATTATTTAATATTCCTTGTTCCGTATTACTACCTCCATAGTCGTTGAAAAAATCATATAATTGAAAAAACTGTCTACTCCAACCTTCTCTATCCCAAGCAATTGGAGGACTATAATTCTGTAAATAAGCATAAGGATCCAAAAGTATGTTGCTACTGCCATTGCTTGATATTAAATTTTGCCAACTAGGAAAATCTCCGGAGTTCTCAGCCGTGTTAGATCCACTCACCCAAGCATAATATCCATTTATTCCTGTTCCAAAAAGATTGTCACCACCTGGATCGCAAACCTTAACAATTATAAACTTACCTTGATAAGCTTGTCCCGTGCTAGTGTTAGAGCTACATGATGTAGCATAGTAACCATCAACAGTCCACTCTTGTAGTTCACATATTTGAAGTCCTGTTTTAACTATAGCTTTACACTGCGTAGTACCTCCCGGATCAGAAACTTCGTAAGTTATAGTATACACGTCTGAAGGCATGTTAGAATCTTGATACCCATTGTTAACTAAATCTACTTTAGCTGCTGAGTTAAATAGCGCTGGACCTGGGTTTTCAAATCCAAAATAACCTGGAGGCGCTATAGTTTGTTCTCCTGGGGTTCCAGCTCCTCTGACCTCACTTATTTTAGTAAAAGTTAAATCTTTATATCTATTAGTATTTCCTAGTAAATCTGTTGATTTCCAACCAGCTCCATTAACAGCTTTTAATTCACCTATGTATCTAACGCTAGTTGATCCAGGTTCAAACGGAGGCAGTGGGCAATCGTCCCAGAGCTCAGAAGCGTCTACACATGACAAAGGTTGATCCTTTACAACTGTAACAGCTTGCGAAACCTCTAGCGTAGCTGGAGAGCCAAATTCTAACTTAGAATTAGAAGAAGGACCAAACGCGTTTATAGTTATATTGTTGCTTAAGGTTACAGTCATTTGGCCATTGACTGGTGTATTGTCTTGAATAGATAAAACACAAGTACCTTCTGGCACGTTTCCAGAAAAACCTTGGGTTGTTAAATAACACATATCATCTACATTTATAGCTCCAGAAGCAAAAGGCCAGTTATAGGCTACAAAAGTGTTGTTGTTAGAAACGTCGTTTATAACACCAAAAGGAACAATAGGATTTCCAGGCGGAGAGTATGAGTTTCCACTCGTTTGCAAGCCAGATGGTAATGGGTTAGAAGTATCTGTAGTAGTAACATTCCAACCAGAACTAATATTACTAGCGCTTGATCCAGAATAAACTTTTACAACCGTAACGCCTGTTTGATTTTTTAAAACTTTAACATCAGCTGAATTTTCACCAGCTGTCGGTATATGTGGTTGAGTGTTGCCTAGGTTTAATTGTTCTGATTTAGTGAAAGGCAAGCCGTTTACAGTCGCTGAAAAATTAAAAGTAAAGTTTCTAGCATTGACATCCGCACCATACCATATTTCAGCTACAAAACCAGGGGCAGTTTTTATCATATATTGACGGCTTCCTAATGTTGTTTCTGATAAAGAAAATACAGGGTTGGAAACTCCAAGCGCAGTGTAAGCTGTTTGAACGTTTAACCCGTTGCCGTCTATTACGCTTTCTAAAACTAAAGGTGTTTGATCTGAAACAGCTATAGGTGAACCGAAGTTATCTACTAGATAAATTGGAGATTGCAAACAGTCTTCACCGGACCTTAAGCTTTCATTAAATGGGTTGTCATTCCAAGGTGAAAAACCTGCGGCGCCTGTGCCAGTTAGGTTTTCATTTATTATAATATCATTTATATCTTTAACTATTCCAGTGGTAGATGTTTCCCAAAATATATCTAATAAACTTTCTACTGGCTCGGTTTCATAAACTGCTAAATGCTGTATCCCAGGAGCATCTGCGCTATAAACGTTTATCTCATCACCTAAAGCTACTGAAACTGCTGAAGAAACAACTAGTTGTGCCGGTACAATAAAGTTTAATAATTGACCTCCAGTAACCTGTACAACATTATTAACTTCAATTTCCAATGGAGGACTCGCTATAGATCCTGAAACGTTTAAAACAACAGTTCCCTCAGGAACACCTGTAGTAGTTTCCACAACTTGACCAGCGGCAATAGGAATGCTGCCCGTTCCCGCTGTAGATAGCTGGAAAGTTGTTCCAGTAAAACCAGAAGAAGCAACTTCAGCGTTTTGTTTAGCAACATTGCTACCTGTAAAACCTGAACCTGCAACAACTAAATCTGTTGGAAACCCCGGCCCAACAACACTATCACCAATTTCTATTTCAGCTTCGTCACCTGATATTGATGTTATTTGAAGCGTGTCGGTGGTAGCTGTTACAGCTACAGTAGCGCTTACCGCGTTAAAGTTTACATTAGCTACTTGACCTATTTTACTAGCTGTATTTATTCTAGCTATATAAGGATCTGACTCTAAAGAATAAAACTGTGGAAAAAAGTTTGGATTTGGTGGATCATTAGGATCGAAATCAAATAAATCTTTAACAGTTGCAATTGTTGACGCGAAATCAGACGTTCTACCCGGATAATACTGTAAATTACTAAGACCTACGTTTGAAGATCCAGGCGTAACATCTATTGTGCTATTAGAGTTTTCTACTCTACCATAAAGTTTAACAGAACTTCTAAATTGATTTTGAACTGGACCAACCTCTGCTAAATCTCTAGGCACCTTGTTTATGTTATCGCTTATAAGAACAGCATGAGACGTTTCACCTATTTCCAATGTAGTACTATCTGGATAAGCAGCCATTATACCAGGTAAATAAACATTGTAATAATCCTGCTCTGTTTGTTTTACAACGATTTTAAAAGAATACCAACCTAGTGGATTGTAATCGCTAGACGTTGAATCTCCATTGTAAACACCTGGAGCGCCTGTGGTTGCTATTGTTTCATTAAACAATAATTTTATTGAATTACCAGGCCATTCATCTGGATCAATAGATTCGTTGTTGTATGGCGAGTAAACAGTAGATCCTATAAATGTATCTTGACCAACAGTTATAAGCTCTTTGTTGTTAGAAAGTATTACACCAGACTGTCTTCCGTATCGATCAGACAAAACAACTCCAACTTGATAATTTCTGTTAGTTTTAACGCTATGATTAGGGTATTCTATAATGCTAGTTGTGTTTTGTACATCGTTACCCGGTTTTATTATTATAATTTGACCTAAATTTATAGGCGCCGTAGTGGCGTTATCTATAGTTATTGTGCCTGTGTTTCCGGCTCCAGCAGTAACAGCAGTCACCATTGTTCCTTCGGGTATACCTGGACATATAACAATATAACCAATCTGTATAGTTGAACCACCTTTTGGCGTGTAATTAGTAAAAGTTATAGTAGTAGAACCTGTTGCTATTGCGTCAGCGTCTACAGTGACTTCATTTAAAGCTAATTCACTTTTAGGAGAAATAGCTACGTTATAATTTAAACTATCGGGAGCATTGTGCTTGTCTTGAAAATTACCATATATAACTCTATTGCCAGAAACCTCCTGAGCAAAAGCTCTAACTGGCACTTTATCATAAACTCTTATTAAGTCTCTTTCTGGAAGTGTTTTTATTGGCTTTTTAGAGTTGTAGTTGTATGTGTAGTAGTCTGGCTCACCTATAGTTAAAACTGTATCATCTGCTATATTTTGAGCACTGCTTAAAGTTATTGTGCCAGAAGTGCTTGGATTTTCGTTGGGATCATCCGGCGCGTAAGAACTAACAGTTACAATTGAAGTTCCCAATATACCAAAACCTGTTACCCTGTCACCAACGTTTATACCGCCTTGGACATTGTCCACGGTAAGCGATGTTGTTGTCGTACTAGCAGAAGCTTGGCATTTCGCTGCTGAGTTAAAAATAGTGTCAATATCTACAGTATCAATAACTTTAACAGGTAATTGGTCTGACTCTTTATAGAGCAGCTCCATAGATTTAACTTTTAATAAATTTTCTAACTCATAATTATTAAAAGGCAAAGGTATTCTAAGCTTTATATTGTCTACTTTGTTTTCAACAAAAGAAACTATTGTACTTCTATAAGCTTCATCTTGATCATTAACGCTGTCTATGTTATCAGCTGAAGGTTTGTTAACATACATAAAATACCCGTCTTGTTTAGGTATAAATGCAGCTTGTGTAAATGTAGAAAACAATGAATACTCGTCATCATCAAATTTAAACCTGTAAGCAAATCTAACAAATTTATCTTCTAAGTAAGTTGGATCACCTGCATAATCTTTATCATAGTAAGGATTAGCATTAAAAACTATATCTTGAGTAAACGCGCTTAAGGTTGGTAAAGTTCCGCCAGTTACTGTTATTTCCCACACCGGTGGATTAGCAGAGCTATTATAATTTAAACTACTAACTGTAGTTCCTGTGTCTACAATTGACGGCGGTACAGAGCTTGTTGTGTAATAAACTTTAGCGCCGACAGAACCATATGCGCCGCCTGCTTCAATTATATCTCCTTCTAAAGTTCTTAAATTTACTTGACTTGCTCCAGCGGATACATTATTTTGAATATTACCTTTACCTCCATTTGGCAAGTAAAAGCTTGTTGTATCTTTCATTGTACTTTCATACTCATCAGTCGAAGATGTAGATAAAGTGCTTTCAGCATAAAGTTCTATAGCTGAGTGAGGATTGTATTTAGCTACAGATATTTGATCTTCTGTTGTGTAGTAATTAGATATATTAGTGGCACTGTCTATATTTATTTTTCTAGGTTGATTTTTATTGTCAGTCCAGAAAAGTAAGTTTTCTAAAACATTAGCACCATATATAGGAAATTGTGTAGAAAAATTTAGAAAAGCACCTTGAACTAGAGTGGTTAATGAGTTGTCACTTGAATTAAAAGTTATTATAAAATTATTTCCACTAGGACTATAATCATTTACTCCGCCATTTTGATCTGTAAAAAATAAATAAGCCACTGCTTTCGAGTCATCAACAACGTAGCCTATACACGTTAAGTTAGAAACACCAGTATGAGCACCAACGTCTCCAACATTTGTATTACCTAAAACATTTTCTAAAGAGCCAACTTGTTCACCTTCAGATTTATTTACCTGTACATTAACTGCGTTTCTATATTCATTAGAGCCAATTATACGAGCGTCCAAATCTTTATTCATTTTGGACTTTAAAAAAGTATTTTTAGATTTAGCCATTTAATTTTAGTGTTTTAACCATTTAGATTTACCTCTCATAACTTGGACAAATTCAGTCAACTTAATGTTTGATAATCTAATCTTGGCATTTCTTAATTTAGAGCTTTTATCTTTTCTAAGTCTTTGAACTAAATACTCAGGTTGATTAGCTCTAGTAGATACTATGTAATGAAGTATAGAAGCGTATAAAGCTTCTTCTGCTAACTTAGGTACTTTAGTGTCCTTATCATAAGCTAAGCCGTCAGATATGTATTCTAAAACAATTAACTTGTCAACTAAATCACTTGAAAAAGACATTTTACCTTCTCTTTCGTCTATAGTGAAATATCCGTTTACGTTTGAGTATTGAGGATCAGCTCCATAAAACTGACCTAAATTCCAATTTCCGTTGTAACCATAAGCATTGCTAAAATACGCCCAGTCGTCCATATTAAAATCATTGTTTAATATATCGATGTTCATATTATCAAAACGCTCCTTAGTTATTGAAGTACCCTCTATATTCTCTCCAAAATTATCTTGAGTTGGAACACCTTTGTTGTCTTGAATAGGTGTGTTATAGGGTATAGTTGTTAAGTTGTTAGTTGGAAATATAGGTCTTTTTACACCGTATTTATCTATCCAAGAGACATTAACATAGTTAACATAGTCTTGAGGTAGTATAATATTTAAGCTGGCTGGTATTGTTAATTCTTGAGAGTGTATGCTTTTTAAAGTATCATAACTAAATTCTTGTAAAGATCTTTTAGCAAAAAATAATACGTCAGATTTTTTAGCTGTTTGAATTATTTTACCATCACCAACATAGCCAACCATAAAGTTATCTATAGCATCGTTAAGGGTTATGTATTGATATCCTCCGTAGTTATCTTCTACTGTATCACCTATCGCCTCTTCAGAAGGTGTGCTAGCGTAGTTACCTCCATCTAATTTTTTAAGTTGTACAACTAAAAATATATCAGTACTTAAAGCACCTGTTACGGTTATAACGTTGTTTTGTACTGTATAAGCAGAAGTGTATTCACTCCAAGAGCCTGGTAAGCCAGTTGTACTGGTATATATCTTGAAGTTGTTTAAAGTATAATTTATGTCGTTAGGATCGTAAGATCCAAAAACTAAATTAGTGTCAAATGTAGTTGTAAAAGATTGACCATCAAAAGGAGCTGTTGATGTACCTCTAAAGCCTTGAGCGCCTTGATAATATTGTTGGTTTGTTTCTGTTATTAAACTCATTTAATTAAGATTTTTCGTTTGTTTCAATTTTTTGAGCTTCTTGTTCAGCTACTTGTATTATAGTAGGATCTTTAACTATAATTCCGCAATATTTTAATATATTAATTATTATATTGTTTTTTTCTGAAATATCTAATTCAAAATTAACAGTAGAAGAACCAGACGTTCCTGAAGGACTAAATAGGTATTGGCCAAGAGCTCCAATAGTAAAGCCCCAGCTTGGAGAAGATGGTTTAAATAAAGAATTTACAGAAAGCGCGCTTGGTTGAGGACTAACTTTTATTAACAACTGGTTTGTTGTTTGAGGAAAAATAGGAGTTGTAGTTTGAGTTGTTAAACACATTGGGTAACTCTCTGTTGGTGAAGTTAGTTTTGATCTAGTTATTTTTGAATAATCTTTTTTACTAGCTAGTTGAACTATTGAAGTATTATTAGTTCTATTACCTGTATATGTAGCCTCTATTTCACCTATAGTATACAAAACACCAGTACCGCTATAAACCCAGCCATCGTTTGTTGCGTTGTACGTAAAAGACGCTTCACGCTCAAAAGGATAAAGCTTGTAAGATATGTTTTTAAAAATATCAAAAAACTCAGTATCGTTTTGGGAGTTGTTTTGATTTAATCTGTTTATTTGATTTCCATCTGGAAAATAAGAATTAAATATTTCGTCTTGAACTTGTTCGGCTAGACTATTAAATTCAGCAGGCGTTATATAACCTCTTTGCTCTTTGTTTAATATATACAAGACTGTTTGATATACCGTATTTACGCTTACTGCCATTTTTATATTTTTATTATAATACAGTGGAGACTACTTTCGTAGTCCCCATCATATTAGTATCACTTGTTTTTATAGTTTTTTCTCGATAGATCTAAAAACTTCAACACCCTCGTCTGTTTTCAAGAAAGCAGCAAAGGCTGAGTATGGGTTTTCATCAAATGGAACGTTCATTAGTTTTCTACCATTTGAAGCCCACGTGAAAGTTCTTTGATCACCTGAAAGATTTATTATCTTAGCTTCTGTAGCTCTAATAGCTATGTTTCTAAGTTGCACATTATCATCATTAGCCAATGCAACAAATGTTTGCGGATTGTTTTTAGCAAACAACAATAAATCTCTTTTTAATTCTTTTGAACTCATGTTAGAAACTTTAGATCCTAGCTCGACTCTTAGTATAGCTTCTGCTTGATCGATGTCAATTTCTCTAGCTAAGTTCATAGCATCAATTTGTATTTCTAATACGTCTAATTCATCTTCAGCTATAGCAACAGAGCTATATTCATAGTATCTTTGATTTTTATAAGGGTGATACAAAGATAATAATTTTTGAAGATTCTGTTTTTCTTTTGGAACAAAAAGCGCACCGTCTTTAAACATTATATGCCCGAGTGTTGATTCACCTTTTTGTTCACTTACAAAAACAGAGTTTTGATTAGTAGCGTATCTTAATTCTTTTTGAACACCTGTTTCTTTATCAAACCATAATAGCGGGTATTTAGAACTATGTCTGCAAGGTATTGTGTAAGTTAACGGTGACTTGCCTTTTAGTATATAAGTTCTATCTTTTATTTCCCATTGAGGTTTTTGCGGTGTTGTATTTTCTTTTTTAGTTGCCTTGACAACAGTTTCTTGAGGTGCAACCTCAACAGTTTCTTCTGCTTTAGCTTTTTTAGCCATAATATAATAAAATTAAATAGTTAATAAGGGTAATAGTTACCCCTGAAATTACATCAGGGGTAAACATTACCTGTGTTATTAGGCAGTAAACAATACAAAGTTGTTTGCTCCTTGAACCACTAGACATCTTTCAGAAAGGAAGTGTACTTCCATTGCATCAAGATCTGAAGTGAAAGCTCCTCCTACAGAACCAGTAATCCAGTTTTTCATTCTACGATCGTCGGCTTGTGAAGCTCTGTAACGAACGTGTAAGAAAGGACGACGGATGTTAGTTCCTAGGATTTGATCGTAAACAGTTGAAGTTCCAGCTGGTACTAAAACACCATCAATACTAGATGTTGCTAAACCACCACGAGTAGAAGCATCGTTCAAATATTTCCAATCAGTTTTGTAGAAATCGTAAGATCCTCTACGGAAACCGCTAAATCCAAGATTTAAAGCCATTTCTTCAGAGTTTTCAAACAAACCGTAAGCAGTACCACCGTTGTTTCCAGCAGAAATACCAGCTAGCATATCGTCAAATTCTAAAGCAGTGTTTCTGTTTAAGAATAACATGTTTTCTTCAATAGCACCTTGAGTGTCTAAGTTTTTAAGAATTGAATCAAATTCACTTAAAGCGTTTGCAGGTGTTGCAGAGAATCCAGCCAATACATTACCTCTATCTTTGATAGCAGCAAAAAGACCTTCAGTACCTTTAACAGAAGCAGTAGATGTTCCAGATTTTAATTCTCCTTCAACTACAGACATTTCTAAGTAATCCTCAAAACGTAGTCTAGTTTCAGACTCAGCTTTTAAGTACCACAAGAATCCTCCAGTTCCGTCTTCAGTAGCAACTTCTACCCAACCGATCTGAGCAGTGTCAGAACCATTGATAGCAAATTTATCTTTGATGATGATAGGTGAATTAGAATATTGAGTAAAAGAAGGGTCTACAGAAATTCTGTTAGAATCTGTTGTTCCTTTTCCATATTCAGAACCGTATACAAAGATTTTTAAAGCTGGAGAACCAGTTACTAAATCAACTTCACCTGCACCAGCTCCATCAAGAGCTTCTTGAGTGTAAGGTTTTACAGTTAACTCGCCAGCAGCTAGTCCAGATCCTGGAGTCGCGCCAGAAGCAACAACGTAACACTTTAGCTCATCTCCGTTTGCTCCATTAGTTACAACGATAGTTGAACCAGGAGATACTACGTTTTCTACTAAAGTAGCACCAGATCCACCAACAGGGATAGTCAATGTTGACACGATGTTAGGTGTTGTTCCAGAGATAGCAGCTGTTACTCCGTTATAAGAAATGTGTAAACGGTTCTGCTCAGACCAAACTACTTGATCAGATGTCATAGGCATTTCAGCGCCTACCATTCGTAAAAATCCAGATAACGTTCTGTTTCCATAACGCTCTACTTCAGCTTCGTAGATTTCTGGTAAATATTGCTGAGCGAAGTCACTAGTACCATCTGTAAAGTTAAGGTAGTTTGTTTCTAGCGCTTGTTGTTTTTGTGATGGAATAATACTTCCAAACACAGGACTTACATTAGCCATAATTTTTTAGTTTTTAATTTTTAAATTTTTTAATTCTAAGTTTTGTAGAATCAGCACCGCTAATAGCTTTAACTTTTAAACCATTAATAAATACATCACCGCCAGAAGGTCTAGCTTTTGTGTCACTTAGGTTTTTAGAAGTATCTACAACCTGTTTGACCGCATCGGCTTTACCTTGCTCGTAGAAATGTGATGCTATTTTATCTACATTTTCAGCAGCATACATTGCTTTATGATAACCTTTGTAGTCACTAACAGACCCGTTTTTATCAAGGAACTTCCCGATTAGATTGTTAATGTCTGATTGTTTATCAGCAATTCCGTCAGTGTTTTGTAATTTATACCTATATTTCTTTTCACCTACACTAATATCGAAACCTTCGAAATCTTCAGTAAAAAGTTTTTTAGTATTTTCTTGAACCACTTTACGGTTTTGCTCAGCTTGTTCTTGCTGCTTATTATATCGATTGAAAAAGTCCATAGCTTTTTGAGCTTCAGGATTTACGTTTGATTTCAACTTGATATCAGCGTAGTATTTTTCCTTTGTGCTTTCCAAAAAGTTTTTGGCTTTTGCAACTTCTTCTTTAAATGCAAGTTTTTTCTTGCGTATATCTCTGTCTTCATCTAAATCTTCGTCATATTGAAAATCTTCTAATAACAAATCAATATCTGAACTATCAAGATATGGTTTTTCTTTTTTGTAATACTCTTTTAACAATGTAGTATCGTCTACGCTAGAGTAATCAGCGTTTAACCTTACGTAATCTTCTACGCTACCTCCGGTTTCTTCCATAAAAGAAACTAGTTTTTCAATGTTTTCAGGTAATTGCTTGCCTAAAACCTTTTCATCTCTTACGGCTTCTTTTAATTCTTTTTCTATTTCAGCTGTTTCTTCTATAATTTCTATAGGAGACTCTACTGTTTCTTCGGTGGCCCGTACTTCTTCAACCACTTCTTTGCTGTCGCCACTGTCTTTGGGCTCTTCGATAATAACATTGCTATCATCTGTCTCTTGTGTTTGAACGGCATCTTCTTGTTTTTCTTTTGGTATAACCACTTTTGTAACATCTTGCTCAACCTTTTGCTCTTCTACCGGCTTTTTAAGATCAACTTTAGTTACTTCGTTTTTTTTAACTAGTTTTTTAGGTGTAGTTTTCTTTTTACCTTTTAAAGTAAATTCACCTTCTTTTTTTACTTCTGACATAATATAATATAATTTAAAAAATTGTTTTGCCTACATAAAGGCACCAAGACCTTGGTCTGGTTGATTTTCAAAGTCTATAGGTAAACCATCGTTTTTCCTTTGGCTTATCATTTCACTTTGTTGTGTCGCTTGTATTTTTGTTCTTTTATCTTTGCGATCTTCTATAAATTGCTCTTTGTTTCTTTCTACTTGAATATCCATCTGCTTTAGCTGCATGTCATACTGGAACTGTCTCTCCATCTCAGCTTGCTTTATCTGAGCTGCAACTTGCATTTTCTGCATTTCCATTTCTTGCTTAGCTTTTTCAATATCAACTTTAGTTGATGCTACAGCTTCTTGTTTCTGCACTTCTGCCATAGCTGTTCTTTCAGCTGTTTGAGCTTGAGCATCTGCTTGAGCAGCAATATTAGCTTGTTGTGTTTTTTGATCACGTTCCATTTTAACCTTACGCTTAATCTTTAGCATTTGATTAGCTAACTTAAGGTTTTTAATTTGACGTATATCAATAGCATCTTCTAGATCAATACCACCTGACTGCAATGCAACCTGTATGTTTTGCTCTAACTGAGCTCTCTCTTCTTCATCCGGTTCTAATTCTAAGAATATACCAAAATCATGTAGGTTTAAGTTTATAACTTCGTCTAGTGATTTTATGTTATAAGTAGATATAGAGTTTTGTAACGATGCTCTTGTGAGCGGAAAGCGCAATGCATCAGCTATTTTAAGCGATACATTTTCTGCTAGTTTAAGAGTTAAATACAAACTAGACTGAACAATGTGTCTAGTTGCTACGTTTGACGCGTTAGCAGCTAGCTTCTGTAACCCTACAAGCGTAGATTTATCAGGAACACTACCGTCTCTAGCTTCGTTTAGCCCTGTCACATCACGTATCATCTGTAAATAGTATTGATATGTCTGTATAAGACTTTGTATTTTAGCACCACCACTTGAGCTGCTAAGTTCTTGAATAGGTACTTTACCGTGGTTTAATTCGCCATCTTGCGTTAAAGATCTACCAACGATACTACCGGTTTGAAAATACATATTTAATGCTTCAGCCGGGTTGTAGTTTGTTCCATTGCCTAAATCAACTTCTGCTAAACCGTCCATATCAAGATAAACACCGTCTGGCACCATTCTTGACAACACTTGTTGTAGTTTTAAATGAGTTATTTGAATCATATCAGCAAACCCAATACACTTACTAACAATAGACTCTATTCTACCTTTGTACATTCTAGGCGCACATATGGCATAATTCATAGCAACTTTAGTTGTGTCAGCGTATGGTCTTGACATATTTTCAGCTAACTCCCACTTAAGCATTGTATCTGTTCCCAAAACTACAGCGCCATTGTAAAGAACTTCTATAGTTCTTGATACTCTTTCAAAGTTATCATTTTCTGGTGGATTAAATGTATCTGGCTTCTCGATAGCCTTCATTAACCCTTGATCAGTTTGCTTTATTTTAAATACTTGATTATGGTATGTTTTATAATCAAAATACAAAACTTGAACTGTATTTTCGTCGTATTGTCCCCAGCCAGTTATATATGATTTATTACCTGGCATATTCTGTATACGCTCTAGCTCTTTTTCAGATATATTAGGAAACTCTTTTTTAAGCTCTGGTATTGTTATTGATTTAACTTCACCGACATAGTATATGTCTTCAAAGTTTGGATCTTCTGTGTAAGAATAAACCATATAAGAAGGGTCAACATAATCAACCTTAACACCTTCAGCTATATTGAAACTAGTTTTTGCAGCCGCAATACCTAATACAGTTAAATCCATATTAAGTCTACGTCTAACTAAGTCGTATTTGTTTTGTGCAAATACAGTGTTAATACTCTCTTCTTCAGCTATTTCAATTGACTGCTTGTAGCTTAATTGCATTTTAAGCTCTAGCTCTTCTTTTGATTCAGGTATAACATCAATGCTAGGTGATTGATATAAGTCTATACCTAAAGTTTGCTTAACAGTTTCAATGTAATCTTTAGCTATCATATCCTCGTAAAGCTTAGAAGCGTAGTCTGTTCTTTTCTTTACTGACTGAGGATCTTGAGCATAAGCTTTAATATCGTAAGCTTTTTGAGATATACCGTTTACTACGATATCTACGAACTTAGATAAAATTGGTACTGGCTTCCAGTCTAAATTAAGATAAGACAAATCACCGTTAATAGATAATTCATCTTTATATTTTTGTATTGATTGCTCACCTCGAGCATATAATCTTAGATTATGAAAGTTGTTCCAATTAGTTAAATATCTATTTCCATTAGTTCTACCTTGTCTAAACCACTCATACTCTATAGCTTGAGCAACTTGCCTTCCATATTCAAAAGTGCCTTTTTCTTCGTTACTTACAACTTGACTAGGAAAAGAACTGTTGTTATTAGTGTAAACGTTCATTTAACTTATTATTTTTGATGTATATCCACTGTTGTCGTATCTTTTGATACCTATGTCAACAGGTTCCGTTTTTCTTTTGTTTATAGGTGTATACCTATGTTTGTTACAAGCCATTAGTGCTAAACCAGAGCTAATAGAAGCATCATGCGATGTTCTATTATTAATATTAAATTTAGCCCAATCTTCAAGCGTTCTTTGAAAGTACATATCACCATAGCCTGTTTCTTTTAATCCAACAAAGTTTTCTATGTAAGATTCTATAGCCGCGGCGTGTGCCTGTTTAATGTCTTCACTAGAGTTTGGTATTCCACCTATCTCTCTTTCTGTTACAGATAGTTTATTTCTACTTCTATCTGGTCTGTTCATTGCAAAACCTCTATAACCTCTTTTTTTAAAGTAATATAAAAGTCTTGGTTTATTATTTTCAGCAAGTATTGGCATACCGTAAAAAACACAAGCCATTAAAACATCTTCAAAAAATATTTCAGCTGTTTGTGGTCTTGCTATATATTCTAAGAAAAAATGATTTGGCGGCGCGTCTTCCATTGAAAACTTAGTTAAACCGTGAAGAGATCCGTTAGAACCTCTTTTATCTACTGTACCTGATATATCATAAGGGTCACAGCCAAACGCGCCTATATGTTCATTACCGGGGTAAAACCTACCGTTCTTGCTATATTTTTTATTTTGCAAATGAAGAGGTGGTATCCAAGATATTAAAAACCTACCGTTTTTATTTGGGGCAAATACAACTCTACTGTCTTGCTCGCCATTTTCCCATTGAAAACTACCTTTTGTAACATTTATAGAGTTACGCATGTCTTCATTAAAATCTATTTGCTCGTATATTTTAGTTAGATTAAACAAAGATTGTTTTGTTTCATCTCTAAAAGCGTGTTTTTCCGTGCGTGGAAACTGTCTATAAAATTCATTAAGACCATCTTGATCTTGCTTTAATCCCTCTACTTCGTTCTCCCAGTATTCTATTACACCTATTTTTATCTTTTCACCTTGAGGTCCTTCAACCGGTTTACTTGGTGTGTCGAATACAGGTAACCCATAAGCGTCAATGTATCCCTCGTAGTTCCATTCCATAGGTATGAACAAAGAATATAATCCGCTGCGAGTCTGTCCATTGGCGTTTCTTTGAGTAACATCTGAGTCATCATAAAGTTTTTTAAAGTTTTTACCTCCTTTATCGTGAGCGTTTGATGTACTTCCCATCATGCATCTACCAATAATTCTACTACCTAATCTTAAACAAGTTTTTGTAACTCGCCAGTTATTTAATATATTATTAGGTCTCTCCCACTTTCCACTTTCATCGTGTACTAATAGCTTTAATTTCTCCCCATCGTACGAGTTGTCCCCTGTGTTCTTCCAGTCGATCGTTGTGTCGAGCCCGTCAAGTTCTTGAAGCTTTTCGTTGGTTTCAAGTTTTTTCCTTGTGTATTTGGTCGCAGGAACTCTGTAGGCAAGCTCGGTTTTTGGCCTGTCCATACCGTCCTGGATGGGTTTGAAAAAGAACGGGTAGTTGACAGATATCGGTACGACTTTATCCGTGAACATCTTCTTAGCATCAGGGCCAGACTTTGACAAGATACCGTACCGTGCATCTGACGTAATTGTCGCCACGTTAACGGTTTCTGCCGAAGACATAAACGAAAATCCTGACCGACGGTTTTTAAGATAGCACATTCCGTAAGAGCGTGGGTCGGCTTTACAAGCCTCCCAGAATATAAAGAATAATCTGTTTGATTCCCTAAAGTCTGGCTGCCCAACGTCAATTTTGCTCCACTGCAAGTACATATAATGAGAGCCAGTAATGTAAGTAGCCACACTTTTATTATAGAACCAAAACCCTTGTTCTCTTTTATTAAATTCACTATCGATGTAATCATACCATTTTTCTTTAAAGTCTACTGGGTATTCCTCCCAATCAAACACAGACTTTATTTTCTTAAGTTCTTTAGGATATTCTGTATATTTCCACCTATTACCTTCAAATTTTTTTACATTATTAGCTTTAGGTAAAGCTATTTTAAGATTTTGTATTTCGTATATCTCACCTATCTCACCAGTCTTACTGATGACAACAACATCGTAATCTTCATTATAACCATACTCCCACTTTTTAGCTTTATTCATTTTAGCTACAGTATGTGGTTTTATATAGTCATCTATTACTTTATATAACGTTTGCTCGTACATTATTTAGACCTCCCTTCTGCAAACCCTTTAAAAGTTTTTTCTTTTTTAACTTCTTTAGGCTTATCTTCTAACAGCTCTTGCTCGTTTTCTATTCTAGTTAATATTTCAAAAGCATCGAATATAGCGAGTTTTTTTGTAGCTGCAGCATTTTTAAGTCTGTCCGCTGAAATATCATCATCTGAATCTACAATTGGTTCTTTAGCTACTTTAATTAGCTCTTCAACCGCCTTGCGCCCAGCTTGGATTATATTTTTCTTCGTCTCCTTTACGTTCATACTTAATTACAATATCATTAGATTTCATACAGTAAAGACGCTCACCATCAACTAAAAATTCCCATTCGCTATTAGGCTTGAAGCCTACAACATCTCCTGGGTTTATTCCTAGCGCTTCTAGCGAGCTATTACTATATTTTAGTATACCAACAAGGCTGCGTTCTTTATCACCTTTTAGATTGTCTTTTTCTTTTATAGGTGAAATAAAACATCTATCGTTTAAAGTACGCCAAACACCATTGTTCTTACAAAGATATATTTGGTCAAGGGCGCAAAGATGTAGATCGTCTTTTAAAAACGACCTACTCTTTTTCTTTTCGCCTCTCATATCATAAAAAGTTCTAAATACATTTTGATGTATTACAACTTCATCACCTTTGCTAATAACAGATTTAAAAGCTAAAGGCACTTGAACCACCTCTGCTATTCTGTTTACAAATTTCCAGTTTTCAATTTTAGTATTAACAACTAAGTCTTTATCACCAACTTTAATTGTATTACTGTATTTATCTCCAACTGGCTTTACTATAAAGTCATATAAAGAATTCATTAATACTCTAAATCGTACTCTATAGATACCGCCATATTCTTATTAAACTTTTTCCAAGGTAAAACCTCGTTATTTTTTTTAATATGTATATTATATGACGAATCTTTTTCGTTAAATAAAATATAAGCTATCTCGTGACCTCCGTAAACCTGTTGGCCTACAGAATAGTGCATGGCGTCATTTTTGTAATCAGATCCAATGCTGATTTTTCTAATGACTGAATCCATTATTCCTCTGCTTTAGCTTCTTCTTCTTTAACTTCAGTATACTCACCAGTTGAAAGATCTACAGAAATAGCTCCGTACTCTTCTTCTAGTTTTGCTTTAAAGTCTTCTAATTCTTTGTTTGCTGCAGCTACATCGTGTAGTAAACCATGTTTTTGGGATTCTAAAACACCAATGTTAGAAATAATTTGACCAAGTTTACCTTGTAATTCAACGATTTCTTTTAACTGTTCTTCTTTAATTTTTGCCATTTGATTTAATTTAATTTTTGTTATTTGTTATTGATTTTGCTTTTTCCCAAGTTCTACCTACAAAGTAAGCTCCATAAACTGTAACAAGAAGAGTTTGGAATATTGGGATATACTCTTCTGCTATTTTAAATTCTCCGATGTTTCCATCGAAAAACGCACATATAGTAAATATAACTGTTAAGTATATAAGTACTAATGGGCGTATATTTTTAGACAAGAAGGAATCAGACTGCATATCTGACTCCCATCTTTTTGTAACTTGCTCTTGAGCTTCTTTGTCAGCTTTCTCAAGAATCTCTGTAATAAGACGCTGTGCTTCTAGTTTCTCTTCTTTAGTAGTTGTAAGATTATCTAAAACCTCGCCAACTTCTTTTATGACGGAACCCGTAAGCCATTGCCAAATTTTTTTCATTTAAAACTATTATTAATCAAAAAGTTTTTCTAAACCAAAGAAAGTTCCTCGTTGAGACCCTCTAGCTAAGCTTCGTTGTCTTGAGTGTTCTCCAGCCCCAGCAACGTCTTTAACTTTTTGTTTAAGTTTTTTCGCAGCTGCTTTTTCTACTACTCTATCAGAAGCAGCTTGGTTGTTTCTAGCGCTAACTTTTTCTTTAGTTTTATTATTAACCTTATCATCTTGCTTTATAGGGTTAACCATATTTGTTGGTATTCCTCTTCCTGTTTTAGGCATATTCATTCTGCCTGGTGCTTGTTTGTACATTTTCTTATTATTACTTGTTTATATTATTTGTTACTTTACTTTTCTATAAGCCTCAGCCTCCCAAGGCAGGTTTTTAGCACCTTCTTGCATTTGTGCTCTTGAGTATTTTTTACCTTTCCAATATACGTATTTATCGTCGTAATCAAGGTCTCCACGTTTCATTTGGTCTATATGAACTTTCTCGTGTGCAATAACTTTATTACACTGTGAGGCGTCTAAATCTTTATTTAAAATTATAGTACCATTTTTATTAGCTTTACCCATAACGCCATCTTCCATATTTACATTGTAAATTGGAGTATTATCCATAGAGTAAGGTGGAGTTATTTTAAATGCCATATTTATTGGTCTAAACCTTTGCTTGGGTCGTAGTTTAACATGTTGCTAGTATCAAAAGTAAAAGATTCAAACTTTTTCATATCGCCACTAACTTTAGAGGATTCTTTTTGAAATTTTTTCTTTTTCTTAGCTGATTTTTTCGCGGCTTTAGCTTTAGCAGCGGCTTTAGCTTTTCTATTAGCTAAATCAGCTTGAATACCTGCTGATATTTTGTTTTGAAGATTTTGAAAAGCTCCAGCCGTAGACACGTATACAGACCCGCCAGCTCCAGAAGAATAAGCACCTTTAAGTGGTGACATTTCTTTTTGAACTTTTAATTTAGCTTCGTAATCAACACCGCCTGTTTCAGCACTAAGCTTTTGCTCTCTTTTTCTAGCAGCATCACCCATAGCTTCATAGTCTTTACCACCAGCTTCTGGGTTTACAGTTTTGCTAGTAAAAGGTTTTTTACCTAAAAACTTAAATGCAAATGGAGAACTCATTATTTAAATGCTTTAGCTCGTGAAGTAATCGGTGTTCCGTGCCCACACTCAAATGGTGCTTTAGACACTTCTAGTCCATTTTTACCTGAGCTAGAACCTTTACCCATTGGAAAACCTTCTTTACTTAATGGACCGTCCCATATAGCGTTTTCACCTACTTGACCCGCTAGGTCAGCTTTTAGTTGTTTAATATCTTTCATATCTTATTATTTTACTTGAAATGTTTTACCTCCTACTTCAAACGTGTCTTTACCTGCTTTTTCAGCTGCCATTTTAGCGCCAATAAAAGCGTTGCCTTCTAATGGGCTACCATCTTTGTACATAAATGGAGCTCCAGCAGCATTTTGCATCATTTTTTGATCACCAAAAATACCTTGAGCGTTTGCTTGTGCTTGTGGTGGAAATGGATTTACCAAACTAGAACCAACTGGAGTTACATTAGTCATTGGTTGAACCATCTGCTGTTGGGCCAATGGATCCACCACTTGTTTAGCCGGTGAATCATAATGATTTGGTGAACACATATTTGTAGGTGCGTCCTGATCATGCCTAGCGTTTTCTAGATAGTGTAATCTAGCTTTAGGCGTTAGATTTTTATTGTACGCCTCTTTGTAATCGTATTGTTTACCTTTCATTTTATCTGTATTTGTCTTTGTTGACGTTATATATTGCTTTTGTTAAAACCTTGTCAGTATATGTATTACCACGTATAATACTATTAGCATCTGAGGTTGGTATATCTTCTTTACCTAGCATCATTCTGTAAACACGCTTTATAAGTTGCTTACATTTAATAGATGTTTTATATATATGGTATTTTTGCGTGGTTCTATTTCTATGTCTCCACACAACTATCCAACCTTCTTTTAATAGTCTATTCCACCGACGATTGTCCCAACTGTAAGAGTAACTTCCATCTTGAAAGTCTTTCTTTCTAAACATGTCTATGCAGTCTAAGTATATTAATAACTCTAGATCTGCATCGTTTAGATTGTTGTTTCTGCAAGCCCATTTTCTTATAATGCGATAGTGCTTCATAAGGTTGAGGTCTTTTATATCATCAGCCTCTAGTCTTCTCATAAAACAACTACAACGTCACCTACTTTAATAACATGGTAAGCCTCTTTTTCAACTTCTATTTTATGCCCAGCGTGTCGGTCATATAGAATAATATCATTTTGCTTCAAACCTTGTATCTCATCACCAACAGAATAAACTGTTGCTTGAACGTATCTAATATCGTCTCTGTGATTCTCAGCTAAAAGAAGACCACCTTTTGTTTTAGTGGTACCTTCTTTAGCTTTTTTTATAATAATGTTTCTACCTATTGCCTTCATTAATTCTTAAATTATTAATTACACAATCTGTAGATAAAATCGTTGTTGCTACGGAAGCTGCATTTTGAAGAGCGCTCTTGGTGACAAGTAATGGGTCTATAATACCTGACTTTGTCATATTTACCATTTTTCCCGTAACCACGTTATAGCCTTGTCCTTTTCTAGTTGGTATCTTAAAATCTTCGACACCAGCGTTTTCTAAAATAGTTTTAAAAGGCGCTTTTATCGCTTCTAGTAAAACTGTCTCACCAATAGACTTAGCTTTTAAATTTGTTGCGGCATTTAATAGAGCAATACCACCACCAGGAACAATCCCTTCTTTAATAGCAGCTTTAGTAGCACAGATAGCATCTTCAACCCTATCTGTTTTTTCTTTTAATTCTATTTCTGAGTTAGCACCTACTTTTACAATAGCTATTTTAGCTGACAGCATTGCTAATCTTTTTTCCAGCTTTACAACTTTATTAGGGTTTTTTTCTTCTAATACTTGTTGCTTTAATTCTTCTATAACACTTAAAATTTCTTCAGAAGGTTCTTCGACTTGTAAGACTGTATCCTCGTGTGATGTTACACTTTTTATACAAGTTCCTAAGTTTTCTGGCTGTATCATGTCCATATCATCTCCAAGGTCTTCGTTAATGATAGTAGCGCCAGTTAAAAGTGAAAGGTCTTGAAGCATTTGTTGTTTATTAATGCCGTATGTTGGAGCATCAATTACATTTACTTTGATAGCACCTTTCATCTTGTTCATTGCCAGAGCCGATAAAACACCTTGTTCTAAATCGCCTATAATAAGCAAAGGTTTGTTGTTTTTTATTACATACTCTAGCACTGATTGTATTTGCCTAATTGTGTCCACTGGTGATTCTAATAAAAGCACTAGCGGTTTATCCAACTCAGCTGTTTTACTAGCCTTGTTAGTTATAAAATGTGAGTTCTTAAGCCCTTTTTCATATTGTACACCGTCAACAACCTCAACATATGTTTTACCATCTGAAGCTGTTTCCATCATAACCACACCCGTGTTATCAACTGCTCTAAAAGCATCAGCTATGATTTTACCAAGCTTAGCATCGTTATTTGTAGATATTGTAGCGATTTGATCTATCATATCACCTTTAACGTCTACAGACGCTAGCTGTAAAAACTTAACTACATTTTTAACAGCTTTGTTGATACCGTTTTTTAACTCTCTTGAGTTTGTTTTATCAGCTACTTTGTAAGCTTCTTTTAATATAGAGTGAGCTAACACTGTTGCTGTTGTAGTCCCATCACCTGCTTCTTGAACTGTTTTGCGTGCAGCTTCTTTTAAAAGTGTTGCACCCATATTTTCTACAGGATCTAGTAAGATTATTGAATCAGCCACCGTTACACCGTCTTTAGTGATTATTGGTCTTCCTGATCCGTCTTCTAGCATTACACATCTGCCGCTAGCCCCTAATGTGGAGCTAACAGCTTTTGTGAGTTTTTCTATTCCTTTAAATACCTCAACCCTGGCTTCTTCACCAAAGTTAAGATTCTTGACAATTGCGTCTGACATAATTTAATTAAATTTTATTTAAATGGTTGGTTTATTTAAAGGTTTTAACTACCTTTGGTCCGTTGATAAATTCAACTTTCTTATTGTAGTGTTCAACAGTCTTATCAATAGATGTTTCAGCCGCTTCAATTGTTTCACGCCTTGTAACATCTTTCCATTCGTTTTCATTTCGAATGTCTTGATATTCTGTTTGGTAATAACCGTTTGGTAGTTGCACTATACGCCAGTTTTTTTTATCAGCAATATGCTTCCACAATTTTAAACGGTTTTCATCTGGTTGTTGTTGACTACTCCAAGAAGTAGTCTCGTAAAAAAAAGTCATTTGGTTTTGGTATTATGTTAATTTTGGTTATGCACTTTCCCGTGCCAGGTATGTTTATATCATCACTTGTAAAAAGAAATATTTACTTATTCCTCTATTGTCACTGGTGGCTCAGGTTGTTCACCTATTGTCATAGTTATAGACGTAGGGTTTTCTAGCTCAGCTATTTGAGAAGCTATACTGTCTTCAATACTCTGAACCTGCTCTTCACCCATTGCATCTTTTGTCCAACCAACAACTATTTCATTAGTTAGTTCGTCAAAAGGTATAAAAGGTGTTTCAGGGTCTAAAGGCACTACTTGAGTTCCGATGTTTGTTGCTGAATAAGGATTACCTTGCGCATCAAGTTGATCTGATACACCTGTTACAATCCAATGCACGTTATACACTACATCTGTTTCACCTTCTTCTTGAGGGTGTACGTCTACTGTTTTACAATTCCAATCGTAAGTTATCATAATTTTTGTTTTTGTTTGTTTTTATTTGTTTTCTAATGTTTGTATTCTATTTTCTAAATCTTCTATTTTTGCTATAGCCTCTTGAAGAGCAGCTGTTAATAAAGGTACTATTTTTGATTGATCTATACCTTGATAAACAGGGTCTCCATTTGGTAAAACTCCATCTTTTTCTCCAGTAACAGATTCTGGAACAACTTCTTTAGCCTCATGCGCGACAAATCCGTCTACGATTTGTGTTTCACCTATAAAGTTAAACCTTTTTGGTTTGAGTTGTTTTAATCTATTAATACCATCTGTTATTGATATTAAGTTTTCTTTTAATCTATAATCTGAAATTGTATTATAAGATGTGCTAGATGTTCCTATAGTTATACTACCAACTTGTGTCCCTGAATCATTTCTAAAAGAACAAGCTCCACCTCCAACAGATCCATCTCTAAAAAAAGCTATACCGATTCCATATTGTAAACAATCAACTCTTACATTTGTAGTTCCTTGAGCGCTAGCGCTAGCTTCGAAATACGCAAGTGTTCCAGACAGCGACGTATCTTTTACGTGTAATTTAGAACTAGGACTTGTCGTCCCGATCCCGACGTTGCCGCTTCCTAAAATAGATAATTTTTCAGTTCTATTTGCAGGTAGATACGTATTATCATCTTGAGTAAAAAATCCAAGACGTGGATTTAAAGAGCTAGGTGTACCTTGTGTGTTAATACTTCTTATTTCAGAACCATACCAATCGGCGCCACTGTTTGTTTGAGTGTGTAATGTTATTCCAGCATATTCGCCTACAGCTGTAGCACTGCTTTGAAAACTAGAAATGTTACCACTTCCACCGCTATTAACTTGTAGTCTTGCATTAGGACTAGTCGTCCCAATCCCGACGTTACCTCCAGCTTCCATAACCACTTTGGTAGAGTTGCCAGGATCAAAATATATATTATCTTGCGCTCTAGTTGTTGTTAGTGCTAAATGAGCGTCTAAAGGAGTTATAATTGCGCTAAATGCATTGTCCCATAGTTTTAGCTTTTGGTTATCTCCAACTCTAACCTCACCATCAACATCTAATTTATAACTAGGACTGGTAGTCCCAATGCCAACGTTGCCGTTTGCTATACTCGTATTTTTAGTACCTCTATCTACTCTATATACCTCTGTTCCTGTAGCACTATTGTTATGTATAAACTCTTGGTATAGGTTAGTACTTCCATCATATCTTTTTCTATAGCCATAATTAGAGGCACTATCTTCTTGGTAAAAAGTTTCTACAATTCCATTAGCATCAGTACCACTAACTGTTACATAGAAACCTTCATTGTCGTTTGATGTTCTTTGTACAGAAAAAGTATCAACAACTTCTAACGTAGTGCTAGGATTAATGGTTCCAATTCCTACATTACCTCCATTTATGTATGAAGTAGAATCAGATTGTAAATATACATTTGCACCACCAGCGTCATCTCTTAAAATTAGACTAGCATCGTTACCTGAATCGAAATAAAATCCAGAAAAATTTGCGTTATTAGAGTCATATCTAGCAGCCCATCCGTCTGTCTTAGCTTTTCCTAATATACCTACAGAAGCAAGCCCTCCAGTGTTCGTGTATATTCTACCTGTAAATGTTGCGTCTCCACTAACACTAAGTTTTTGACTAGGACTAGTAGTTCCAATTCCGACGTTTCCTGATGAGGTTTGGATTGTAAAAACATCTGAACCATTAAGATTTACAAACATTCCGCCGGAACTAGCATCACCAATTAGCCTTATTCTAGCCTGAGTGTAAGGGGATGTTTGCTTGTAATGACTCCATTCAGACCCAATAAACCCGGGATTTTGTTCCCACCCTATAGAACCCATTGGTGGACTTGTATCGCCGTTCCAAGTTGCCGTAATTTTATTTGTTGAAGGATATGATGAAGTATTATTTAGCCTTATAGAGCCATCTTTAACTTCAAGTTTAGCACTTGGTGAAGTAGTTCCGATCCCAACGTTGCCGTTGTTTAAAATACGAACTCTTTCAGTTGTGGTATATGGTATAGATGTTAAAGCAGTACTAAAAATTAAATCATTAGATGTATTTGAAAGTATTTTACTTCCAGTGCCCGCGCCGGCGCTTCCAGCAAAAACAATTCCGTCTGTTCTTGAAACACCTAAAGAGCCATTTACTTCTAATTTGTAATCAGAACTTGTAGTCCCAATCCCGACGTTTCCTGCTGAGGTTATGCGCATAAACTCACTTGTAGCGCCTCCATCGTAATTCTTAGCTATTCTAAAAGCTGAATTACCATATATACTATCAGGAATTGTCTGAAAATACCATTGACTTGATCTTATTGTTCCCGCTTGATTTCCTTTGGCTTGAATCACTAGCTCTGCATCAGTAGTTGTGCCAGTTGTAGGTGTGTTAGAATTAATAAGCAAACTGTCAAATACATTAGCGCTACCATTAACAGTTAACTTTCTGACAGGACTAGTCGTTCCGATACCAACGTTGCCGCCTCCACTAGCAATATAAACAGGTCTATTAACGTAATGGTTTAGAAAAACAGCTCCCGCTGTTGATAAAGAATCTAAAACTAAATTACCTCCATTGTCAGAATGTGCTTTTATAGAAGCAAATCCATTAGACCTTCTTATCTGTATTGCGTTTCCGTTACCTGCAACATCAAGCCTAGCTCCAGGACTAGTCACTCCGATCCCGACGTTACCTGGGTTTGAAAAATAAGCGTCAGTACTGCTTCCGTCTAAAGTTAAATATGTAGCTATTCCGCCAGCTCCATCGTCTGATTGAAATGTAATATCACCGTCATTTGCTGTCTGTCTTAAAACTAAATTTGAACCTAAATCAGCTTGAATCATATTGCCAGTACTCGTACCTAATCCTCCGCCTGGGTCTATATTGTTGTAAGTATATAACTTTAAAGACATAGCATTAGAAGAAGTTCCCGTCGCAAGACCAATAACATTTCCAACTCCTGCTTTACCATCCATTAGCAAGTCTCCAGTCATAGTACCACCAATAAGGGGTAGATAAACCCCTGAAGGATCTACCGCTGCTGCTGCTGCATCTGCATAAGCAGTTGTTGCTATTAACGTAGAGTTATTACCAGCTGTTTGAGTTACACCTGTAGTTGTTGTGTTTATTGTACCGTTTAGGTCACCTAAAAACGTTGTAGCGGTTATCACGCCTTGATGACTATTCCAATTAGGGGTTTCAGTATCAGGGTTTGATGAATAAATTAAAGTACCAGTGGGTGTTCCAGCTGATGGAGATGTAAATATCTCAGATGTACCTGGATTTGATATAACTTCAACTACAGGTTGAGCATAATCATCAACGCATAACCATATTTCTACTTGATCATTACTTAATTCATATACCTCTAAATAAACGTCATCTGGAGTAGCTATATCTCCATCATACTTAAACACAAAGTTTTTAATTGTATTCCTTCTTTGAAATATAGCTTCTTGAACCATTTGTTCATTATTACCATAATCAAAGGCTCTGTCTATTTTAAATCTTGCGTACCCGTCAGATGTATTTGTATTTTTGTAAATTTTAAACTTTTGAGCGCCTTGACCTGATGAAATACCTATAAAAGCTTTTTGACCCGAGTAATTAGAAGTACTTAACTGTGTATTGTATCTTACAGTGCCCGCTACCTGCAACTTAGCACTAGGACTAGTAGTCCCGATCCCGACGTTACCACTGTCAAGTATTGTAAAACGATTTCCGTTAGAGCTGTGATTTATTTCTAAATGAGTATTAAGACTATCCGACGCTTGTTTTATATCCCAATAAACGTCTAATACTCCTCCAGCTCCTGACTCTCCTAAACGCAAAGTAGAACTTGCATTTGTTGTGCTAGTAGAAGTATCTTGTATTGTTAATATAGGGTCTGCTCCTTTAATATGTAGTAAACTACTAGGACTATCCGTACCGATCCCGACGTTACCGCCTGAAGTAATACGCATTCTTTCTACTTCGCTGCCTTTTAAATACGTGTCGCGCATTGTAAAAAAAGCCATTGCAGGTTGTAAAAAACTAGGATTATTACCTTCGTATATTGTAGCTATTTTTGTGGAGTAATCGCCATCAACATCTTTGCCTATTCTTATAGCAGCTCCTTTGCCAACAGCGCTTGTTCCAGTTACGGAATTGTAAACACCTAAAACATCATAAACGCTTTCATTAGTACCTGCAAATACAGACAGAGGCTCTAAAGGTGCCGTCGTGCCGATCCCTACGTTGCCGTTAGCGTCAAACCTAGTATTAAAAACTTGATTATTTGTATATATATCAATGTGCTCTTGAGCGTTTGCGTCACTTACAAAATCAATAGATTGATGATTTGTAGAATCAACTCGCATTTGAAGCTTATAAGTGGTATTAGGCCAATCCGAGCCATTTGCAGTGCGAACTTCTTTAAAATCTAAATGGTGTCTTTGTCCGGTTATTTCTGCATGGTAAATAGTATCACCCGCAATACTTCCTAAGTTTCCGTTATCTACTAACAACTTTCCAGCTACCTCAAGTTTTTGTGAAGGACTAGTAGTCCCAATCCCGACGTTGCCCGATGAATCAATACGGATTCTTTCGCTGCCTCCAGTTGTTGCAACAATAGTACTCGTTCCGTTTAATCTTAATTGATTAGAACCCCATCCTATACTTGCTTCTGTATTAGCGTTTGTGTCATCTCTAAATCTTATTGCTTGATAACTTGCGTTTGTTCCATTTCTCCAAATATCTAAAATACCTGCTAGCCCTCCTTCAATTGTTACCGTAGCTACGTCAATATTGGTATCTCCAAAAGTTGCTTTTGTTCCGTATAAAGTATCTGTCAAAGGATAACTTGATCCAGCTGAAAGTGGCAAGTAAGGACCACCAATTATACCCGACCCTGAGCCGTCAACCCAGTCAACGCCGGTGCCAGTTGAAATCAGTATTTGATTAGCTGTACCTGAATTTCCATCGCCGTCTAATAATCCAGCTTCAATTTGTAAATCAGTATTTATTTTTTTAATTGCCATATCTTATGCGTAAGTTGAATTTATTGCGCTCCCTGTTGCTTCTACTGTTACTCTAGGTGTGTAGGATTTTGTGCCTGATGTTGATTTAAATGTAAATGTAATAGTTGTAGCGTTAGCTGAAGCTTCAACATCAAAAGCATTTGTTCCTTCGTCTATAACTTTAATAGTATTCCATGTTCCAGATACGTTATAACAACTATAAACTACTTTTTGATATCCTCCGTGTCCAAAACATGTAAAAGTAAATCCTGCAGAAGCGCCGTTAAACGAAGTTGTTAACCCTGCTACAGCGTTACCAGTCGTGTTTAACGAGCCATAGTTTTTTGAGTAAGTAACTACACCTCCAGCTCGTGCACCGCCATTAACTTCAAGTTTGTAATTTGGACTAGTCGTTCCAATCCCGACATCGCCGTTATTGAGAATAGTTACCTTAGTACTTCCGGCTGTTTGAAAATAATACCCGTATGATTGATTGTTAAAAGTAGAATATCCAGTTGAAGGATTATATAACTGCATATTAGCATAAGAACTATTACCTGTGTTTCCATAAATACTTCCTTGACCAATAACACCAATGTACCCTATATCCCCATTTACATTTAATTTATTCACAGGACTATCAGTTCCAATACCAATGTTTCCAGCAGGTGTTATACGCATTTTTTCTGTCAAGCCACCTTGGTAAGTATAAAAACGCATTGACGCGTCAGTTATAGTACCACTAGAAACTTGATAAACACGAATTGCACCAGTTGGCGAATAACTAGAAGCATTATGAAAGTTTAAAGCAACAGCATTACCAAATGTTGCAGTAGCGCCATTAATGAGACCTAAAGCATCCACTAAACCGCCCGCGTTATTACCTGTAAATAAAGCAACATTTGAACGATTACTATTATTGGAAGTTCCTCCATTTATTTGTAACGCAGCATTAGGGCTAGTAGTTCCAATCCCGACGTTGCCGTTAGAAGTTATACGCATTCTTTCTGTGGCAGAACTACTAGTAGCAAATGTAATATTGTCACCTAATGCATTTAATTGACCTTCACCTGAATTGTCTTTCAAAACAATTCTTGATCTTGCGTCTGCAGATTCAAATAATGCAACTGTATTTTCTGCACCTGAATTAACGTGAAGCTTAGAACTAGGACTATTAACTCCTATACCAACGTTACCTGAGGGGTTAATAACCATTCTTGTAGCTTGGTTTTCCATACCACCTACGGCTTCTGCTTGAAAACGTATACCTCCATAGCCACTAATCATCAATCTATTACTTCCATCTCGGTAAGCCCCTACACTGTGATTTGAAAACTGTAATTCTTGTCCTATTGAGTCAATAAGTATATTGCCCGAAACCTCTAACTTTTCAGTAGGACTAGTAGTCCCAATCCCGACGTTACCGGTGGAAGTAATACGCATTTTTTCAGCGCTTGACACCCTAAAGATCATGCTGTCATCGCTATGGTCATATCTTAAAGCTCCCCTTAAAGAAACACTTTCATCTCCAAATGCGAGAGTACCAATATTTGAAGACGGTGAAGATATTGTAATACCTGTATCTCCATCGCCCTCAACGAGAATTTCATCAGCAGCAATGTTCGCACTTCCACCGCTGTTACCTTGATGCACGTGAAACAACTCTAAGGGGTTAGTAGTTCCAATTCCTACGTTTGTACCATCATCATAAATAACAGAATCTGTTATAGTATCTGTATCCGACCACTTAGCTACATAGTTTGTAGTACCTGTGCCATCTACACCTGATATTTCAGACAGCGATACCCAGTCAGTACCTGTTGCTGTAGAAGATAATACTTGACCTGAAGTACCTGG